AAGTCGGTGTCATCCCGGCGAGCTTTACGCACACCCTTGGGCATTTTGGAGGGGGCAATTGCCCCCATGCCACGGCTGGCCATCATGTCAGCACACCTTGCCGCGAGTTTTGCCGCGCTGGGCAATACCGTCTGCACGCTTGGAGGCGGTCATGCCGCCCTTTTTCATGCCTTCGGCGTTTTCGTAGTTGGTGTTTGTGCCCGGCTTAACCGTCGAAGTCAACGGCTCAGGCGAGCGACGGGGCTTGTACGCCGACATGTCTGGAGGTACGGATTCTGTCTCCGTGTCAAAAGACTTCTGGCCGCTGCGAACGTACGAATCACGGGGAACAGCGTTTTTAGACGTAGCGTTCTCGCCCTTGCGTGCGTCGGAATCACGGGGCTTGTACTCGCCAACCTTGAGCTTTCCGCCCACAGTTTTCTGCTCGCCTCGGCGAGTCAAACCGCGCTGAGCGTTCAGATAATCGCGCAGATTATCAAAGCCGGATTCATCGAGCTGCTTTTGGGTAACGATTGCGGGTTTGGTCGCCATGATGCGCTCCTTACTTGCAGGCTTTGCCGCCGTAGGCCATCTTGACCATGGTGCCCTTGGTCTTGCCTTTGGAGGCAATACCGTCACGGCTAGGGGCTGCTGTGCGAACAGAACCCATCTTGGTCATGCCACCGGCCTTCATGCCAGCGTGTGCCTTGGAAGCAGGTGCCGAAGCGTGGGCCTTCAAGGAAGTGGCAATACCACCCTTGGCCATTTTGGCTTCGGACATCTCGTGTTTAATCATGGACTTAGGAGCGCCCTTCTTTTTCATGAAGTTCATCTCTTTGGCCACCATTGCTTTGGACTCTTTCATATCGCCACCTTCTTTGAATTTGCGGCCCTTGTCCGCGTTGGAGAAATCTTTGCCCACGGACTGTGGGACCCCTACTTTCTTCGCAAATGCCGGGCTGTGGGCCACGGCATTCATGAAGTTGTGCTGCTTTTTACTCGTCGACGGCATCGCTCTTGCTCCGGCCAGTCCAACCACGGACGGTCTCGGTTTCCCAGATGCGGATGCTGGTCCACACAATCGTGAATACTGCTGCGATTGAAGGTAACATTTCGATCAAGGTGCCCAGCACCGTGAACACCGACAAGGCGTCCACAACGTGCTTGGAGTTTTCAGACAGGTCGTGTTTCATATCAGCAGTTCCAAGCCCGAAGGCTCTTGTTGATACGGGAGTTTGGGTCTTTCTTGGCCTTCTCTCCGGTCAGCTTTTTCTTCATGCCTTCCATCCGGGCGCAGAAAGAGTCGCGGCGTTTGCCGCCCTCTGGCTGGGGAGCCTTCAGGCCGGGCTTGCCGGGGTTGGCCTTGTTGTAAGAGGCCCGCCCTTTCGCGTTCAAGCCGCCCTTCTCGGACTTGCCTTCTTTGCGTGTCCATGCTGGGGTCTTAGGCATAAAAAGCCGTCACTTTCGCGTTGGACAACGTAGCATAAATGCTCGTTGCAAACAACACGCCTTCGGCTGGAATCAGGACGTTGAATGTCTCACCGTTTGCCACGGTGTTCAGCGTCATGAGTGTGGTGCCGCCGGAGCCGCCATCTTTCATGATGACACTGCCTGTGGAGCCGCCGGGCTCAATCACGATCCCGCGCAGACGCGCACGACCGTTTGTGACTGCACCAGAAGCTGCCAACGATACGGCTTTGACATCGGTTTGCATCGTCATAATCAATCTCCTGTAAAGCAGGGGCCGAAGCCCCTGAGATCAATTAAGCGTCAGCGAAAGGTGTGGCAACAGTGCCAGAGCCCAAGACCACGCCTGTGACCATGTATTTGTTCGCGGCAACAGCCACGATTTGAATCCATGTGCCAGCCACGCCACCAGTAGTGGTGCCGTTCAGGTTGATGAAATCGTTGGTTGAGGCGGCGGTAAAGCCAACCACTGCGCCGGAAGAGTCGGTGTCCACAGAAATCACGGAGCCAACAAACTTGTCAGTGCCGTCTGTACCAATCTTCAGCGAGCTGGTAGAGATGGTTGTGGGCACCCAGATGGTGTATGTCACACCTTCGTTGTTGACGGTGTTGGGGTCTTGGCCGGGGCCAGATGTCACAGAGTTTGCCGAAACATTGATGGCGGGCAGTGTCAGAGTCAGAGCGGCAGCCAGCGAGCCACCAACGCTAATGATGCGACCTGCGTGGTCAACTGGGTTCAGCGAAGTGCTGGAGGTGATTTCAACAACGGCAGCGGGGCCTTGTTGATAGATGCCGCCCAAAGAGCGAACTGGGCCTTGGAATGTGGTGCGTGCCATGATGTAGTCCTTACATGCAAGTTATGGTGCATCTGTCTGCATGTCGTCGGCCCGGAGCCGTCAGATACACCGGAAAGTCCGGGGGTGGCTGCAATATACAACAAAGAAAACAAATGTGCAATAAAAAAGGGCCCCCGAAGGAGCCCTTTTTAATCCGGGTGGATTAGGAGCCTGAAGAGCCCCAGATACCCAATGGATCGGACCAGCCGAACGAATAACGCTCGCGGGCCTTGTAACGGACGTTGCCGGTGTCGAAATCACCATCCATCGAAGTCTGCAAAGCAGAACGCTCGAAGTGCTTCAAGCCGTTTGGCACGTCAGTTGTCAAGAACCAAGCGTTTGTGTCGGTCAAGAAGTTGTTGACGGTGTAGCCACCAGACACGGTGCCCAACTGCTTCAACGCGTTGATGTCGTTGTCAGCAGTACCAACACGCAGTTCGGTGTCCAGCAAGCGCTTGGCAACGAACATCAGTGATGGAGGGATAATCAACTTGACTGGTTTGGCAGCAATCAACAGATTGCGTTCGTCAACCCAAGCAGCGATCTGGATGGTAGCGTTTTCCAACGAGGTCTCGTTCAAGTCAACGCCAGTAGTTGGGCTGTTGTAGTTCACACCACCGCCAACCAAAGGATGACCAACGCGAGTACCGCTGGAGTTGTTACCGAACAAAGACACGCCGTCGCCGCCGAGAGCGGTGCCAGCAAAGCCAGTGTTCAACACGCCAGCAGCTTTAACCTGCTTGGTGTAAGCCATACCGCGAGCCAAAGCCTTGGTGTAACGGGCGGACAAGCTGTCATACAGGTTGTCTTCCACAGCTTCTTCAGTGATGGAGAAGCCCAGAGCGATGGTTTCGTGGGTGTAGCGAGCAGTGAAGGCTTCCTGCGCGTTGTCATAAGCGATGGCAGAGCCTTCGTTCTTGACAGGAGCAGCGCCAAAACCGGCCAGCTTGGTTTCTTCTTCAAAGCTACGCTCAGATTTCTCTGTTTCGTAGATTTCTTTGTGTTGCTCGCCGTAACGTGCGTACTCCAAACCGAACAAAGCGTTCAAGCCGGGGAGCAGTTCTTTAAGCAGTTGTGCGCGTGAAATAGCCATGGTAATTTACTCCTTACAGACCAACGGCGTTGGTGTAGCTGTGGTAGCCGGGGTTGATCTTCACCAACAGGTCAGTGTAGGCGTCGCCCACTGTCGAGTTGACGTTGTTTGGGAAACCGACCACGCGGAACGCAGCAGTTGTGGTGACGGCAGAAGCGCCTGCAACCACAGAAGCGGTGGAGTTACCAGTAGTTGTGCTACCAGTTGCCACAGCGCCAGTGGAGAAGAACACGTTTGCGCCCAGAACGGCTTGTGTGCAGGTACCAGCGGACTGGACTTGGAACACGACATCGGGATCGTCAATCACTTGAGCAGTAATCACACCAGTCACGCCGGTGGGGTAGTACTGCGACCAGATTTGCTGGCCTTGAGCGTTCACGTACGAGCAGCCAGTGAACACACCAACGATACCGGTGTTGGCAGTACCAACAGGGAAACCGTTTGTGGTTGCATCAGCGCCAGTAGCGGTTGCAACGGCCAGATAGCCAGAGGCGTTCACATACACGGGCGAGCCGTTGTAAATGTTCGCAGCTGTACCAGCTGGGTCGATCAAGAAAGTGCGGGTGCTACCAGCGTATGGCAGTCCGCCGATCTCGTTTACGGCACGCAGACCGTAGGGAGAGGCAGTAGAAGACATTTAAAACTCCTTGTTACTTTGAACCAGAACCAAAACCACCGCCACGACTTGTCGATGACTTGCGGTCAGCGAAAAGAGGCATGCGTGGGTCATTGTTTCGCATGAAACTGTTATCCACAGATTCCATCTGGGCCTGCGCTTGTTTAGCGTAATACTCATCGCGGGCTTGCGCACGTTCACGGGGCATCTTGCAGAGCATGAGACCGCCGAGTTCGACGTTGCCAGTTTTCGCATTACCCTCCAGCATCAGTTCCGGATGGTCGACTGCTTTGACCGGTTCCCAACCTTCACGCATCTTGGTAGACACGTTCGTGTTTTGGGCTTCGCCAAGTACGTGAGTCGCAATCCAGCGATACACCATACCGGGTTCAGGGGTTGGATCAGGCAGTGCACTCGCAGGTGTGTACACGTAGCGAGTCGTTTTTTCGCGTGACTCAAGGGCACGAGGGTTCCGGTTAGTTGTTTCAGCCATTTGATTTCTCCAATTTTGCTACTTCAGCAGCGTATTGCTGCGGGGTTAATCCATATTTCTTCGCCAACGCAACCTGCGTGGGAGTCAACTGGACTTTGCGTGCACCAGTCGAACGAGTCGCCGGAGCCACAACCGATGTAGGTCGTTTGGAGCTATCGCCGGATTTTGGCTTGTCTTCAGTCCCACCGAAAACTTCAGGGAACGTGGACTTTATGCGAGCATCAATGCGCTCGAAGTATTCGTCAGAGCGGGGGTCGACCCCGGAGTTGACTAGTTTTTGGTGCAGCCCTAGTGCAAAGCTGGTGACTTCCTCGTATCCCGTCGAACCGAACCACTGGTTTTTTGCCTGCCAGCGAACAGTCTTGTCGTCCAGTTCCGGACGTGATACTTGCGTTTGCTGAGTTTGTACCTCAGTTTCTTCCACCTGTAAAGGGGTTGGACGGAAATTTTTTGCAGCCTGCACCTTCATCTTGGCATCCATCAAGGCATCTTGTGCCGCGATGACTGCATCTGTGTCGAAAGATTCAGTGGCTTCTTTCAACTGGCGCTTGGCTTTCTCGACCTCGGTCTCCGCAATCTGCAGCTGGGAAGCCGCGTACTGCTCGGTGCCGCTGTTGACGTATTGCTTGAGCTTTTTGTTCTCCTCAGCCATGTGCTGAGCAAGACGCTCCAACTCCTGCTTCTCGCGCAGGAGTGCCTCCTTGGCCCGGCGCTCGTCGTGACGTGCGTGGGTCAACTCCTTGATGCGCTTTTTAACGCCATCGGAGTACTGGTCGATCTCTTCATCGGTGGGATCAGCCACTTCACGGTCCAAGGGCTTGCGGCCTTTGTCCCGCTCGGGGGTGTCGTCAACGATCTCGATCTCGACATCGTTGTCAGTTGAGACTTCCAGATCGACGCTCTTGTCGTCTTCCAGTTCGTCTGGGAACTTGAACTCGCTCATTTCTGCTCCTTATGCGCGGGTATATCCGCGTGGGTCTTGCACAACACATTCAATCTGGTCGTCGTTCAGAACCCTGAACTCTTTACCAAACACCTTAAAACGCGTACCTGTGTAGGTGCGCACGAGCACAAAATCACCCTCTTTACACCATGCGCCCGACGGGAACTTGGCAGGGTCTTTGTACGCGTCTGGTCCGACCCGCAGAACAAACAACACCGTGGTGGCGTGTTCTTCAGCTCTTAGGGTCGCAGCATCTCGAACGAGGTCGAGAGTCGTTCCGGCGATCTTTTCATCGACTTCGGGTACGACACACAGCAGCTTGTACCCGGTAGGGATAGGCAGCGCTGATGCTTTGGTTTCGTTGTCAGCCTCGGCCTCTGGGGCGTCGATAGGCTGGATGTGTTTTGGCAGGCTGATGCCCGGAGGCAGAATGATTTCACTCATCTGATTGCTCAACTTTCTCTACAAGGTCAAGGAGGTGACGCTCTGCGGTGGCTAGGCCTTGAATCACCCCACAGAGTTTTTGGTAATCGTCAAAAGAGCGGCATGCCCCACCCGCCAAGTCATCGGCGTAGTTGTTCATGTCGGTGCGTAATTTCTCGCGCAATACGCGTGCGAAGTCGGAGATCATTGGTTGTTAGGTCCTCGTGGTTTTTGCGCGTTAGCGCGGGCTTGCTCATTGAGTTTGAGGGCGTCAAACTGCAACTTGCCCTCAATTTCCTGCTTCCGCAGCGCCAGCTCTTCTTGCTTACTCGCTGTTTCCGCCTGAACTTTTTGCTCCTTGATGGCCACTTCCTGCGCCTTGAGCTTGAGCTCTTCCTGCTGCATCTGGACCACGGGGTCTTGCGCTGCCTGTTGGGCTTGCTGTTGAGCGGCTTGTGCTTGATTTTGCTGCAGCACTTGCTGCGCGGCTTGGGCCATCATGCCCGACAAGGCAATCTCGATCTGTGGCGGCAGTTGTTCGCCTTCTGGAGGCAGCGGCATACCGAGCTGCTGCTCGATCTTCTGGCGGTAGCCAAAGCCAACGTGCTCTGCGATGTGGGCCATCATTGCCGCTTGGATCATCGGCGCCCGTGGGTTTTGGCCAATCAACTCCATCACGATCGGGTCTTGCATCGCCGACATGTGTACTTGGATGTGGGCCTGATGGTCCTGATACTGGAACGCTTTTAAGGGTTTACCCTTAAGCACATTCATGTTTTCCGACACGGGGTCGGTCGGCTTTTGGTCTTCTTCCAGAGGCACGAGCTTGTCAGCGTGTTTGATGCCCAGCACCTCCAGCATGCCCCGGTGCAACTTGGGCAGGTCGTAAATGTCAGGAGCCGACTGCGCCAGCTGGATCACAGCTTGGTACTGCACCACGCGTTGGGACAGAGTGGCCGCGTTGGGGTCGCTCACGGGCATGATGTCCACATGGCGGTAGTCGCTCTTCTTGGCGCGGGGACCCTCTTCGCCATCGGGCTCGTAGGTGTACTCGTCGTCTGTGTAGTCGCGGATGATCGCGGCCAGCAGCTGGAGTTCTTGCTTCAATGTGAAGTGCACCCGAGCCTGAACCGCCGTCATCACTTTGAGCTGGCGCTCAAGCAAAGCCAGAGTCGAGCCCACAGGCGCATTCGCACCCATGTCGCTGATCTTCATATCCGCAGTCGCGGCAAAGCGACGTCCCTCTTCCACCACGGTGTTGAGCAGGTTGTACAGCGTGGCCGATGGGTCTTTGTACGGCAGGGGCAGGATGTTGTCTCGGATTGCGCCGGAGCCCACATCCACATCACGCCACTCGCCGGGAGCGATTGGGGTATCGTCGCCCTTGATCCGCAGACCTCGGGACTTCAAACCACCGGGCAAGTTAGACAGGGTACCGGCATCAATCAGCTGACGCATCAAGCTGGTTGCCGAGTTTGCAAACCCGCCGATCAGGTGGAACAGACCGAAGCCATACGCGCCAAAGCCGGGGATGTACTGGTAGTGCACGAAGTGCTGACGCTTCAAGTGAAGGTCATCGTCCTCTTCCCAGTTGCGGCGCAGGGCCAGCACGGTGTTTGTGCCACGGATGTAGGTCATCACGTACGGCAGCGCAATCTTGACTTCTTCGCCCTCTTCGTCAGCTTCGGCCAGTGGGTCGCCCTTGACGATCAACTCCACATGGGACTCATGCAGCGTGTAGCGGTCGTCGTTCAGGTCAGCAAAACCCGTTTCTTTGTCCTTGGCCTTGTTGATCTCGTCGATGTGTTTGTCAGGCGAGCCGATGTCCACGTCGCGGTAAAAGCCAGCTTGCTGGAGCTTCTTGATCTCGTTCTCGGTCTTGCGCATGACGTGCGTGACGCGGTAGCAAGTCTGGATGTCCGAGGTGCCGTAGGGCAGCAATATGTCTTCGGCGGGAATAAACACAGACACCTGACGGCCAATGTTCGGGTCGAAGTACACCTTTTTGAACGCCGAGCCCGTGGCTGGCAGCGACCACAGCATGCGCTCATGCTCAGGGCGGAACTCCTGCATGACCTCGGTCAGCTGGAAGTTCATATCCTCTTGCACGCGCTGGGCAGCGTCTTTCTTCTCAGGCGTTTCCTTGCCCACAATTTTTGTGCGAACAGGGCCTTGGGCCGGGAAAGTCTCAGTGATGGTCTCGGACTGGAACCGGACAACCGCTTCAGTAATCATCGGGTGGAACACGCCAGAGGCGCCATCCCAAGGCTCGGTGCGCTCCTCGATCTGCAGGCCCAGCAGTTTGAGCCCCATGACGTACGCCTTCTCCCACTCTTTGCGTGAGTTGCGGTCGTTGTCCACATCGCTGTCCAGCTCGCTGACCAGTGACGACAGGGTACCTTCGGGGAGGTACTCGGCCAAGTTGGCATCAAAG